TTACTTGGTATTTTTATTAGTTTTAATATATTCTTCTGCTTTTTTGGGTTCGTGGCATATTACGTCTCCACAATGGTCGCGATTCTGGTACACTGAGTTTATGGACGTGAGTAGTTCACTACACGATTTTACCGCCCACCGACCCAGAACGGGTCGTGGTTCGGGTTTCGTTAAAAAATCGATAAATTTACGTATCATTTCTACTATTTTTTCAATTTGATTTTTTATATAGGTTTATGGTAAGATGATAGTTGCGTTACTCCTCCTTATCATAAACGTGTTACTATTCGTAAATACGAAAGAACCACAGGAAATAACCGAGGTTCGTGAAAAGTATAGAATTCTCAGGGAACACCTCGTAGAAACTGAAAATAAGAAATTTGAAATGTTACAGACGGAAGTACCTATAACGGCGCATTACAGTATTGCTAAAGGGGCTATAGGGTATAACACCAATAAAGGAAACGAAATAGGTTTGTGTATAGACGGAGATACGAACGAGATTTTCCATGTTTTAATACATGAACTCGCACATTCGACCGTAGACGAGTATTCACATAGTAAAGACTATTGGAAAAACTTCAAGGAGTTACGTGAAATATGTGTTAATTTAGGTATATACCAAAAAATACCAAAAAAATCGGAATTCTGTAATAAACATGTTCAGGATAAATAATCTATCCGTATATTAACAATATGTCTGGAAACGTGGCATCGTCTGCTCAAATATTACAAGCTATCATAGCTTGGGTATCGTACATGAGTTTATCGAGTGTACCCATGTTATCTAATAATTACGGAGTTAATTTAGTAACTCTCTTCTTTATCATACCTAACTTTTTACTCTACTCCATGAAAGGTGATAACTTTTTGTCTTACATGGCCATAGATCAAAGGTTCATGTTACTCGCAACTATCGCGGCAACACTTTTTGCTGCGTTGGTAACCCGAGCAACTAAAGGCGCTATAAAAAATGTGGAAAATTATGGTAAAACTACGAAGAGTACGGGATCTGTTCTTGCACTTCGCGTAGTAAGTTTTCTATTTGGTTTACTTACTGCTTATATACTCCTTAAAAGAGAGGGTATTTTTGCTAATTCTGTTTAAGCGTATCTTCTAGCAACGTAAAACACAACCGCAGCAACTGCTCCGGTTGATGCTAATCCAACAACACTTCGGTTCCCTTGGTCGTTAAGAAACGATGGTACAAAGTTTGCGAGTTTTTCTTGAACTGGCTTACTAATTGCTATCGCAGTACAAACCGCGACGACGAGAGCTTGAAACTGTTCATCAGTTAAATTAAATGGGTTTTTATTTTCGGTTTTTTTATCACTTCGTTGAGTAGGCTGCTGTTGCGCTTGCATCATTGGTGTTTGCATCTGCATTTGAGTCATTCGTGGATCCTGTGCCATCATTGGTGGTTCGAGTGGCGCTTCTGGCTGTCCCATTATATCTGAAATTGATGTAGAGTCCATTGTCTGTTTATTTTCACTCACATTTTTTTCAGCCATAAAACTCGGCATTTGCTGCTGTTGCTGAATGGGTGGTAGTTGTGGTACTTGAGATGGTCCCGAATCATTCGGTATGAAATTAGTCGTATGGTTATTATTGAGGTTAACCATACCATCCCCGTTATCAGAAAGGTTCATTGTGTAAACGTCCGTCATATAGTATACATGTGTTTTTCGTTTTTTTACGTTTACGCGTTAGCCTGGATTATTTACGTAAAGTATAGTTTGGGTATAAACAACCAAATGTTTTTACTATTCTGGGTAAATCGTTTAATTCGTCATAATTAGACATGTCGTGATCAATATAGACCGTTTTTGTTTCGTGACAAACATCGACTAATACACGGTACCCGTCGTCTGTATTATATGTAGTACTGGTTATTTCGTTAAACGCTGGATATACCAATGATATATTTTTAGATGGTGATATGTGTTTTATGTTTAAAGCCTTACATAGTTTTCTAGATAAAACTCGTATCATTTCTTCTTAGTAATTTTTAATGCAGTCGTCTTTTTAACTGTGTTTCTATCACCTATTTTCATGTTACCGTGTTTTGGATTGAACATCTTCTTATGTGTTTGCCAATATTGGGGCGCACCGACCTTAAAGTTTTTCCTAATCTTTGCTTTGTACCAAAAAACACAATCTTCTATTCTATTACTCTTAGACGTATTATCTAATACCAAACACTCATAATTTTCAGTACAAGAGTCCATAACTTTATTGAACATTTCGAACGTTGGAAATATACCAAAAAAGTTTTTGAATAGTTTCTCACGGTTTTGAATGATGTTTTCACGTAAAATGAAAATGTAATCTATATTTGCCCTGAGTGCTGGTGGGAGGTCCATACAGTATTGCATAGTTAACATGAAAAATATCTTCCAGTGACGACCGTTCATAAAACATTGACGAATACACGTATCTTTCATAAATTTCGAATCATACATACAATCGTCCAAAAGTAAAAACGCTCCACAATTCGGTTTGCCTGCTCCAACAAGTTTCCTCTGTCTATCCATAACTCGTTCAATAGCTTCTCTATCGTAATCTCCGTATATAAACAAGTCTGGTATATACTGTTGATAATAATGATTTCCTTCTTCTGTTGCTGATAAAACTATTCCTGCTGGTAAATGTTTTTTGTGATACAGGATATCAGTAACAAGTGTTGATTTACCCGTATTACGTTTTCCTATGAATACACACACTTTATCATCGGCCATACCCTCGGGTTTGAATTTTCGAAGTTGAAGATTCATCTAATCTAGTATATTGCCTCGTTTTATTTTATAAAATTTTACTCACATACAATAAGAATGGCTGGTAGAATAAACCTTGCTATCACAGGAGCTCAGGACCAATGGCTTACTAGCGAACCCGAATTTTCCCATTTCCTGATGAACTATAAGAGGCATACAAAGTTCTCAACTGAAAATGTAGAAATTCCTTTCGACGGTGATCCAAATTACGACACATCCATAGAATGTCGTATACCAGATAATAAAGGTGATCTTGTACGAAGTATGATGCTTAAATTCACTTTACCACAACCAGTTACACCCAATAAATCATTTATAGTGACTGCCTCTGATGGTAAATATTTTATAGACGGTGATGAACAGGCAACACTTACATTGTACGAAGGTACAACGTATACCTTCAACAATGCAAGTCACCCAACGCACCCGTTTAGGTTTTCTACAACGGCACCTAGTACTTCTGATTACACAACTGGTGTTACTAATCCCGGTACAGCTACAGTGACATTTACACCCACTTCAACTACACCCTCAATTTTATACTATTATTGTGCTGAACATACAAATATGGGTGGTCAGATAAATGTGAAAAGTCTTCGGTACCGTGAATCTATAGGTGCACAGATAATAGAACACGCAGACTTACGTATAGGTGGTCAAACAATTGAACGTATAACTGGTGATTATATATACATGTACAATCAGATACACCACACACAAGACGACACTGACCAAGGACTTTATTTTCTAACGGGACATGGACAATATATATCAACGAGTTCCGATTGGGATTATAGTGTTATGTTACCGTTTTACTTTTTCAGAAATCCAAGTTTATCTATACCCGTGTGTGCACTCACAAAACAGATGGTTGAAGTTGAATTAAAATTTAAAAAACTCGAAGACGTAACTGTTTCGTATACAAGAACGGATGGAACAATTTCAAATCCACCTTTAGATGTATCTTCATCTATAAAGAAAGTATCACTCGTGACGGATTTCTTTTTCGTGACGGAAGACGAGAAGAATTTCATAATGTCGAGACCTATTGAATATGTTATTACACAGCTTCAAGTGTCACAGTTTAAATTAAAAGCCGGTATTTCTAAAAATTCTGGTATGCTTAATTTTAAACACCCGGTCAAAGAAATGTTCTTTCTCGCTGTAAGTGACGATGTGTATAAATATAATCCAATAAAGAACGTTACAATGAAATTCAATAATAACATTATCATAAACGCAGATAACTTGATGTTAAGTTATTAACAACCCCTTAAATATTATACGGGTTTAACCAATAATAACTTCGGTGTATACAGTTTTTCCTTAAAACCTGAATTGTATTACCCAACAGGACAAGTTAATATGAGTAGAATAGCACATAACTTAATAGAAATAGAACTCGATAATCCAAGTGCAAATTTCGGACACAAAGTGTATGTATATGCAGTTAACTATAACGTGTTACATATAGAAAGCGGTCTTGGGGGTTTAAAATTTTAGTGAGTTATACTAGTAATGGCTGGTCGTATTCAATTAGAAACATCCGGTCCACAGGACGCTTTTTTTACAGATGATCCCGAATACACGTACTTTGTAAAAAATTTTGAAAAACATGCTAATTATGCACCGTTCATGACGGATTTGGATGTACACGGTGATTTGGAATTTGGAAATACGTTAAGGTGTACCATACCACAAAACCAAGGTGATCTCATAAAAACAATAAGTTTTAAAATAAGTCTGAACGCCATAGACCAAACAATAAAAAGTGCTTTACACACTAACACAACATCTGTTAATTGGAACGAGTCTATAGGTCATGCGATGATAGAACACGTAGAACTTTTGATTGGTGGTAAAGTTATTCAGAGACTCACGAGTGATTTCTTAGCTATATACTTCGATAATTACGTGACACAAACCAAACAACACTGTTTGGCAAAACTCGTAGGTAAACCACCGGAAGAACTTTCGGGAACGTCTGCTATAAGTACATCTATCGGTGGCTATCTATCGTCGTCCGCTCAAAACTTATTTGTCGATATACCCTTTTATTTTTATAATAATCCAGAACTTGCTATACCAATTTGCGCAATAGATAAACAGGAAGTCGAAGTTGTTGTAAAACTCCGTGATATAGATCAGTGTATACACTCTATAAGAAGTGATTCACCGTACAACGGATACATTTTATATACGGGTTTGAAACCAAAAAATCTTATAAAAAGTTTCAAAGTTACGACGGAAATGGTATCGTTAACGGATAAAGAAAAGAAATATATTAAAACAACACCGAAAGATTATACAATTACACAAATACAAGAAAGTCGTTCCCAGATAGAACAGAGTAGTGATCTTAATCCAGTCGTTATAAAACACAAACTTAGATTTGTAAATCCCGTTAAGGAACTATTTTTTATAATTCAAGGTACCCGGAAAACTGTAAATGGGTTTTACAATGCAACATTTGACTACGATAATTCATACAGGGACCTCGATAGTGTATACATTAACTACGAAAACTTGAAGAAACTCGAACTCCAACTCGATGATTCGTACCCCATAGAGGGTGCTTCAGGTGAATATATAAACTTACGGGCCGTTCAAAGTGGAATTCATCATTCAAGAACACAACTGTTTAGACGGTATTATTCGTATAGTTTTGCTTTAGAACCCGAGCGATGGTACCCTACAGGTCAAGTTAATTTTAGTTTAATTAAAGACCAAGATTTGAAACTAACTTTGAATGCGGAAGACGAGTGTAAAAGGGAACTTAGAGTTTTGGCGCATAGTTATAATATACTCCGTGTAGAAAACGGTACTGCGATAACACTGTTTTAAAAATGAATCAACAAGAAAAAAATGCAACAATGCAACTATTAGAACAATTTCAACAAACTGCTATAGATGTAGTTCAACCTGTCATGGAACAGGCCATCATATTTGCGGCCGAATACGCAAAGGCGTGTGGTCGTGATATCATACTCTCTAAAGACATGGAATACGCAATGAAGTATTGTGCAATGAACGAAGTTGGTAAAAAATCAGGGTCATATTTTCCAGAGATTTATGACGAATCTGAAAGTGATGAAGATGAATTAGAAATAGAAGAGGAAGAAGATATAGAATTTGTAAGATATTCAGGTCGAGAATATAAGTTTGTTAAAATGAACATGTCGTATGATAATTGGGATACGTGGGTGCCGAAAAACCCGACAGAACAGATGTTAAAAAATGCTATAGATAGTAATGGATACCTCTGAAGAGCCAGAAGGGTGGGTAGACCCTACCGATAAATATTTTAAAGTAATAGGTGATAATAGTTCTTCATCGTGCGACGATACAGATTCCGAAACCGAAACCGAGACCGAAACTGAATCTGAATCAGAATCTTCATCAGGGTGTAGTACGTCTTTGAAGGAAGGAAGTATCAAAATATTAAAAGGATACATGAAAAATACGAAAAATTATAAG